GTTTTACGAAAGGACGAGCAGAGGTGTACGATGTCGGCTATGCGTACACACGACACGGCTTTACAGCATTTTTCCGCCCAATAAAGAAAAAAATTTGCGGAGCCTTTAACGACGGCTTTGCAAGTCGTCCAAAAAGATATCTTTACAAAGAGACACTTCGTAACACGTTTTTAAAGTATTCAGGGATAGATTTTGTGAAAAATGGCTACATCACCCAGTTCGATCAGGAACGCTACTACACAGCGTATGCTATGTATCCCATACTTGAAATGGCCACAAAGATGGACTGTGCAATGTTCGTTCAGGACCTTTTGTGGAGAAATAAAAAAAACTATAAGATTCTTGACTGGTCGGCAAAGTCGCCGAAAAAGTTCTTCAAGCACCTAACGCAAAATGAGGTCAAAACCATTCTTGAAGATCACACGCCGGCAGAAGTTATTGAGGTGTATCAGGACTTCAAGCGCAAAGGCAAGAAGAAAGACCTTTTCTACTGCCGAATGTATAGCTATATCATTGATTACTGTACCAGCATTGAAAAGGCAGGCGTTGATCCAGAGCAGGCATTAGAGTACCTGAGAAAAGTCATGAAGCACTCTCCTGAAGAAGAGCGTTGTGAGGACGATCACTCAGAGATAAGGCGCCTTGTCAATCTGTATGATGATTATGCTAACATAGGGCTGAAAATCGGATATGATTTTTCATTAGAAAACATAGCATTTCCAAGAGATTTAAACGAAGCACATGATAACGCAGTTGAGAACTTCAACTTCATGGAAGAAGAACGCAAGAGAAAAGAAGCCGCCGAGCGTGAGGAAGCCTATAAGCCCAGATACAAGAAGCTTTGCAAAAAATATAAGGGCTATAGCTATCCAGGCATTCAACTGGTCGTGCCAAAGAATGCCGAAAGCATCATCAAAGAGGGAAAGGAATTGCAAATATGCGTCGGCGGCTATGCTTCAAGGCATTGCAACGGTGCCACGACAATTCTATTCATCAGAAAGCCGTTTGACCTTGATAAGTCATGGTTTACGATTGAAATAGACAATGCTGACCATATCGTGCAATGCCACGGATTTAAGAATGAACAAGCCAAAGACCCCTTAACGGGCAAGAAGCTTGAAAAGCCTGAAATAATCAAGGCGTTTGAAGTCAACTTCCAAGAGTGGCTGAATAGTCAGAAGAAGCAGAATAAGAGGAGAAAAGCAAGCTAGGAGGAATTACAATGAATGAGATCAAACTAAGACCTGGTGAGGAGTTCGTATATAATGGTATACGTTTTATATGCCTCGATATTATCGACGGCAATTATTTAGCAATAGCGGCTGAGTGTTGGTGTGAAAAGCGTTTTAACGAGGAGTTCAAGGACGGCTGCAACAACTGGGAGAAATCCACTCTCCGCCGCTTTCTTAACGAAAATGTGCTAGAGGGACATTTTAACACGGAGCATCTTATAAAGCAAACGTCTGACCTTGTCGCCGATAACGGTGATAAAGCTTACGGAACGTGTGAAGATTATATAACGCTGCTCACTTGCGACCAGTACCGCAAGTATAGAGATTATGTGCCGCTCTTTGAAGGCTGTATGTGGACGCTTACTCCGTGGAGGTGCGACACCGGCTACGCTTACAACGTGCATATCGTCATCCCGGGGGCTATCGACCACGGCAATGCACACAGCAGTTTCGGGCTTGCCCCGGTTTGTTTATTTAACTCTGATAATCTCACATTGCACTGACAGGTGCAGCTTATACCCGCTGAATAACTAACCAAAATAGGAGGAAACGCAATGGAAAACACAGAAATTACAGTATCTATGAAAACGGCTATGGCAGAACATCAGCACATATGCGAGTGCTACCGAACAGCTGCTACGGCTATCGTTGACATGGGCAGATCTCTCAAGAATATCAGAGACTATAAGCTCTACATAGCACTGGGGTATGAGTCTTTTAGGGATTATCTTGAAAGCAATGGTGACTACACGTTCAAAGAACGTCAGGCGTATACCTATATCAAACTCTATGAGGACAATAGCACCAAGTTCCTTGAAGAACACGCAAGTATAGGCGTGACAAAGCTGGAGCTTCTCTCCAAGCTTCCGGAGTACGAACGTGAAGAATTCGCTGACACACATGACCTTGGCGGAATGACAGTTGAAGAAGTCAAGAAGCTTATCAAAGAAAAGCAGGCATTAGGCGAACAACTGACATTCCTTGAGGAGGAGAAGAAGGAGCAGACAGAAAGCGCCGAATCTCTCAGAGCTGAGCTTGAAGAACTGAGAGAAAAGCTTAAGCAGGCCGAGGACAAGCCTATCGAGGTAGTTAAGAGAGACCTCGACGAAGAAGAGATTGACAAGATAAGGCTGTCTATCCGTCAGGAACTTCATGCCGAACATATGAAAGAGCTGAATTCGCTGAAGAAGTCAAGCCGTGAAGCCGTGAATGCGGCAGAAGCTGAAAAAAATAATGCCCTTAAGAAAGCACAGACAGAGCGTGACGATGCAGTTAAGGAAGCCGTCGCTAAGTATGAAATCGCCCTCAGTAAAGCTAAGGCTGAGGCAGAAGAAGCGGACCATGCCAAGGCAGAGTTGGAAAAGAAATTGAAGTCAGGCAATGCAGACGAAGCAAGGGTTGCGCTGAAGATCATCTTTGAAAACGTTCAGAAAGGGCTTACGGAATTCATTGAAAAAATCAATGATATTGAAGACCCACAAACCAAGGAAAAGTTCATTACTGTCACAAGCAAGTGGCTCAGACAGGCGGCTGATGACCTTGAGGGGTGAGCTGAATGACCAGAGAATTGAAATGAAGAAGAACACCACCTATGAGGAAAGAAAAGCTAATGGAATATGCCCATATTGCGGGCGAGAAAAAGCTGTTCCTGGATATATTATGTGCGAGAAATGTAGAGAACAGAACAAGGAAAGATGTAAGAAACGCTATGAACGAGCGAAAGATAAAGGGCTATGCACACGTTGTTACAAGAAGCCATCAATTGAGGGTCAAACAATGTGCAGAGAATGTCTTGCGAAAATGCTAGCGAAAGACAAAGAAAAGCGATATGGCGGAGTATGCGATATGGATTGTTTCAATTGCAAATATGATGACTGCATTAATGACAATGTGCCAGAATGCTATGCTGATTTGCCCTTTGAGGAAAAGGAAAAGATCCGAAAACGCAATCGAGCCCGATATCACGAACTTAAAGAGAGGGGAATTTGTGTAAAATGCGGAAAGCTGCCAGCAAAAGAAGGAATCACTCTTTGTGAAAGTTGCGCACACAAGAGAAGTAAGAGGGAGAAAAGGAAAAGGGCAGAAAATCAGCAGATCAGCAAGCGGGATTTATGGCGTGAACAAAGAAAATGTTATTTCTGCGGAGGAGAATGTGTGCAAGGCCAGAAGGTGTGCACGAAACACTATGAAATGCTCAAAGCTATGGCAATGCATATGTGTGAAAGCGAAAGGAGCAAGATCGCAAGAGAACGGCTGAAAAAAGTATACTTTGCGGGAAGGCAACAATAGAATTGTGAAAGGAGAAATCACTATGGAACACAAGTGTAAGTTCTGCGGAAGAAAGATAGGAACCGCACATTATATCCACAAGAAGGATTGTACGTGCGGGATTTGTACAAAGTACTGTATGAGCGAATGTCAACTCTCAAAGAATGGCTTGTTGAGCTGGCATAAAGAGCCGTGCGTATCTTGTGAGAGAAATCCATATCGTAAGAACTATAAATGGAACGGAAAGGAATGGACAAAAGATGATTGATATTGACGGCTTCAAGGAATATCTTTACGAAGAGGAGCTTGCGCCGAACACAATAGCAACATATGTCAAAGGCGTAGAAAAATATGCTGAAAGGTTCGACACCATAACGAAGCCGAACTTAATCGAATTCAAACGCTATCTGGTCGAGAATTACAAGCCGCAAACTGTAAATCTCCGAATAACTGCCCTACTCACTTACTGCAAGTATAAAGGAATAGAAATAAAGTTGAAACAGGTTAAGTTAGCTAAGAAAACAAGCATTGACAATGTCATTTCACTTGGCCAATACAACCGACTGATAGATGGACTTAAAAGAGACAATAATATGCGGTGGTATATTACTATCGTTGTCTTAGCAAGAACAGGAATGAGGATATCGGAAGCTTTAAAAATACGCAAGAGCGATATTATCAATGGGAAAGTGACCTTAAATGCTAAGGCTCATATGAGAACAATATTTTTTCCAAAAACGCTAACAGATGAGATACTTCCCTATCTTAGCAATGTTTCTGATGATGATTTCGTTCTGCAGAATCACAATGGTCAGCCTATAACATCACGAGGGGTCTCTGGTGAACTCAGACGTTTTGCAGACAAGTACGGCATCCCGAAAGAAGTAATGCACCCACATTCGTTTCGGCATTTCTTTGCTATCGAATTTGTTAAAAGAAACAATAATATTTCGCTGCTTGCTGACCTACTAGGACACGGAAGCGTTAACATCACGCAGATATATCTACGTCAGTCAGAAGAACAACAGAAAACAGCTGTTGATAATACTGTCAATTGGTGACAAAGGGTGAGAACAATGAGATGTGGTGATAAGAGAATGAGATCAGAATACATATTTCCACTTCTGCTGATTTTGCTGGACGTGGGAGCGGCTATCATATACGCTTTGCAAAAGGACTACAAGAAATCCGTCTATTGGATAGCGGCGGCCGTACTGAATGTGACAGTAACAGTTTAGGAGGAATAACTATGTCAGATGAAAATCCAATAGCTATAGCGCAGAAAATCTTGTCTGAAATAACCACGGGCAGAAATAAAGATAGAAAGAGCTTGAAAAAAGCTCTTTCAACACTCAAAGTTGGAGATCAGATTGCAACAGACGAAGAAATATGGACTGTTATTGGTATAGAAACAATTGAATCTAAATCTTTTAAAATGCCAAGAACATTGAAAGTTAAGTGTTCATCATCACAGCGGAGCAAATGCTTGATTTTCTACATACCAAAGGGCGGTGTTATGTAATGAAAAATTCAAACACACCAACAGAACACATAGAGCAGGCATTGCTTTTCAAGTGGGCGACATTCAGCTCAGGCAAGTATCCCGAACTGGAGTATATGTTCGCTATACCGAACGGCGGCTATCGCCACTATAGAACTGCCGCAGATCTTAAGTCTGAGGGCGTAAAGTCAGGTGTGCCTGACATAATGCTTCCGGTGGGACGTGGCGGTTACTACGGTCTTTTTATAGAAATGAAACGCACATCAGGTGGACGAGTATCGGAATCTCAACAGAAGTTTCTGAAAACGCTTAATGACAACGGCTATCTTGCAGTTGTTTGCAAAGGCTTTGAGCAGGCGCAGGAAGCAATCTTGAAGTACCTTAATAAAGGAGTGAGAAAATGAAAATATCTAAGCTGAAAAAAATATGCAGTAAAGCGGCTAAGACTTATGGCTAAGACTTATATATTATATATAGTATAGAACAAGTGTTCAGCCCGTGTGTAAGCACGGGTATGAGGGCTTGTAATGGGTCTTAATAACTCGGACAGTGGGAGGAAATGACAATGAGCCTTATGAGATACAGAGAGCAAAAGTATATTTATGGAAACTACATGGAAGTGAATATGTATCCTGTCTATGCCTGCCCACGTTCTTCTAGTCGAAAGAAGAAAAGAAAGCCGACAAGCAAGGTGCAGGAGAGATTGAATCAGATCAATGCTGAAAGAGCTCTGGCAAGACTTATCCCTGCAAACTTCACCGACAAAGACTATAAGTTCGAGCTGACCTATGCACCGCAGAATAATCCTGCTGACCTTGAGCGTGCCAAGAAAGACTTTGCTAATTTTGTCAAGCGTGTGAATAGAGCAAGAGTCAAGAGAGGCTTGCCGAGAATGAAATATATTTATTCCATTGAGCAAGGCTCTAAGTCTGGACGTATTCACTTTCACGTTATCATGACTGGTGGTCTGACTATCAACGAGATAGCATCCATATGGGGCAAGGGCTATGTTGACAAGGTCCTGCCATTGATGTTTGACCAGACAGGCTGTGCAGGAATTGCAAAATATTTCTGCAAGCAGAAGATTTCAGATCATAACAACGGCAAGCACGCCAAGCGCTATGTTGCGTCAACGAGCTGCATTAAGCCGCAGCCGCAGAATAACGATTATCGTCTGACGAAACGTGCGGTGCAGAGCATGGCATATAACTGTGATAACTCGGCACTGTTCGAGAATATGTATCAAGATTATTACTATGCTGATTGCCGTCCATTCTGGAACGAGGATAACGGCACGTTCTACATATCGCTGTTTATGTACCGGAGAACGGCGAAGCTGAACATATAGGGGGTGAGATGATGAGTCTTAAGGGAGCTGAGCTTAGCGTGATATGTGATGATTGCCATAAGGCATTCATAGTCTGCGTTCGCAAAGAGAGATTTCAAAGCATAGAAGGGGACGTATGGTGCTATAACTGCCCTCACTGTGGTAAGTTATACGTTGCATATATCGACGATAGCCTGACGAAAATATCGAGAGAATTATCGGCAAGGCAGGGAAAGGAGAAGAATTAATGGACTCATACAGACAGGGATATATCAAAGCATTAATCGACGTGAAGAACTATGTCGATAGCCATTCGCACGTGATGAAGCACTACAAGCTTTATAATTCAAAGAAACTACCTATGCTTTTACAAGCATTTATTGACAACGCCGATGAAATGATTGCAATGGGTGATATGATAGAATTGACATTGACGTTCGATCAGAAAAGCATTAAGAAGTCCAAGGAGAATTATCATGACTAAGAAGCGATTGTTGTCATATCGACAACTTAAGGCTGAGCTGAAGTGGGTAAGTGAAGATAGTGACGATTATCGCAGCCTGAAAGCAGAGATAGCAGAGATTGAAGCATATGTGTCAGGCATTGATGACGCATTCATCAGGATTATTTTTCGCCTGCGTTATCTTGTCCCACGCAAGGACGGAGCTTGGCAGCCGCCGTCATGGGCGTGGATAGCCAGGCAAGCCAATGCTTCAGAAGATTACTGCAAGGGCAGGCATTGCAAGTTCTGTAAGAAAAACACGCTGTAACACGCACGAACACACTCTGCGTGCTATGATGATAATGCGGGGTTGTTGTTATAGTTTTTCCATAGGTTTATGTCGGTGCAAGGGCCACGTTGTATGACGTGGTCCTTGTGCTATATATGCGAGGTGATAACGTGTATAGTACGAGTCAGATCAGAGAGCTAATCAAGGAAGGACGAGTTGACAAGTTCTATAACGATCGCTATTGGCGGAAGTTCAGCAAGAGCGTTATCGCAGAGCAGCACAATGAATGCCAGATATGCAAGTGCAAGGGTAAAGTGACGAGGGCAACTATTCTTCATCACGTCAAGCACCTTAAGCAGTTTCCACAGTTTGCATACAGTCGGTATTACTATGACGATACTGGCGAAAAGCATAGACAGCTGATAGCACTGTGTCATGACTGCCACGAAGCACAGCACCCAGAACGGCGCTGGCAAGAACGTGCCGATAAGTTCGTCAATGAGGAGCGGTGGTGAGCGCCTTGCGGCGATACCCCCCGGGGTCAAGGGTCAAAAAATTTTTTCGGCCTTGTACGACGGGAGGCACAGAAGACAAATCCGCCCTCGCACGCACGTGAGAGAATTTTTTTCAAGAAAAGTCAAATGAAGGAGTTGACAAAAGTGAAAAAACCGAGTTTATCAGAGATTGAACAGTCGTTGATAGAGCAGCTCGAACAAATGGGAGCTTCTGTCGATTTCTATAAATCGCTGGTTTCAGATTATCTGTTTTATGAAAAACAGGAAAGGAAAATGCAGGCTGATATTCGCAAGAGAGGACTGACCTATATGGCAGTTTCTGCGGTAGGAAAAGAGTATGAAAAAGACAATCCGTCCGTAAAGCAGGCGTATATGTACAACAAGCAGAAACTTCAAATTCTGAAAGACTTGGGCCTGTCAACTGACAAGGTCAAGAACCTTGACGATGACGAAGAGCTGTAAGGGGCAAGAAGCTCTTGACCTCTCGTATCTTGCAGACTATATCAGCCTAGTCGAGGAGCATAAGTATCCGTATTGTGCTGAGCAGTATCAGCTTATTGACTACGTCAAGCGCATGTTCTTGTCAGAAGATATCTACATTGATGCTGAACAAGCTGATAAGTATTTCAGCTATGAAAAATATTTCCCTTTTGGCCTTTTTCCATGGGAAAAATTCGTATTTGTACTTCACAACTGCACATATACCGCAAGCGGTTCCTTACGTTGGCCGGTGCTATTCTTGTATGTTGGGCGAGGAACAGGAAAAAACGGATACTTAGGATTTGAAGACTTTTGCTTGCTCACACCTACCAATGGCATCAAGCATTACAACATTGATATTTTTGCAACAACAGAAGATCAAGCAGAGACCACATTCAAAGACGTATATAACGTTCTGGAAGACAATCGTGACAAAATGCAGCGGTTCTTTTACTGGAACAAAGAAGTGATAATAAATCTAAAAACGAAGTCTGAATTGAAGTTCCGAACATCAAGCCCGAGGTCAGCCGACGGCGCACGTCCGGGAAAGGTAGATCATGACGAGGTACACGCCTATGAGAATAGCAAGCTCATTGACGTTGCTGTTGGTGGTCTCGGAAAAGTACCAAGACCACGCCGTACTATCATGAGTACTGACGGCTTCGTCCGTGAAGGGCCTCTCGACAAAGAGAAAGCCAAGGGAATAAGAATTCTTAACGGCGAGATTGAAGACAATGGTATGCTGCCGTTTATTGCACGTGTAGATAGCCCTGATGAGGTTGAAATGCCTGAAATGTGGTATAAAGCTAACCCATCGTTGCAATACCTGCCCGATCTTCTTCAGGAAATGAAGACTGAATTTCAAAACTATCTGGACGATAAGATAAGCAACATCAGCTTTGCAGTTAAACGCATGAACTGCCTGCCACAGCAGACAGAGGGCGGTATAACCGCATTTGATAATATCCTGGCAACTAATCAGGATATCACGCCATATTTGTCAAAGCTTCAAGGCAGACAATGCACAGCAGGCTTTGACTATATGAAAACCGATGACTTCCTTTCAGCTGGTTTGCTCTTTGACGTAGACGGAACTGACGTATGGATAACGCACACCTGGGTGTGCAAGGCTTCTGCAGATTTATCAAGAATCAAGGCGCCCCTGCAAGAATGGGAAGCGGCGGGGCTACTGTCATTCGTTGACGGTCCAGAGATACCGCCTGAGATACCCGTTATATGGGTGGCGCAGAAAGCGGCGGAATTGAATGCAAAAGTCGCAATGACCGGCATAGATAACTACCGCTATACACTGCTTAGGAGGGCGCTTAAAGAGAATCTCTACGCTTCTGACGAAAAAGGCTACGGAAATATCATGCTTGTCCGTCCGTCAAATGAAATGATGATAATGCCTGTAATCACAAGTCAGCTGGTGAATCATAAGCTTGCAGTCGGAGACAATCCCCTTTTCCGCTGGGCTATGAACAATACCAAGGTATGCACTTCGTCCGCAGGCAATATGACATATGGTAAAATAGAGCCGAAGTCCAGAAAGACAGACCCTTTCAAGGCATATGTCGCCGCCAAAGCGGCACAGAATAAAATTGCTGAGCAAATATCAAGTATGCCTATGGGCAAGAGCGTTATGAATGTATTCACATATTAGCAGAGAGGAGGTAACGCAATGGGGCTGAGATCACTGCTATCACGCATAATGAATGCCAAAAGTAATGAAGTGATCAGTATTAAAACAGTTGGATATGATGACGAAGCGAGAATAGCCGTGCAGGCATACGCCATTCAGGTCGTTGTTGAAATCCTTGCGGCACTGGTTTCAAAGTGCGAGATAAAAACCTATCGTGACGGCAAGTCATTCCGTGGCGAAGAATGGTATCTTTTCAACGTTAAGCCGAACGTCAATCAAACAGCAGTGCAATTCAAGAACGAGCTAGTCCGCAAGACCCTTGTGCGTGGCGAGAGCCTTGTTGTCAGCGCTGGAAAGCAGATAATCTGCGCCGACTCTTGGAGTACGCAGGAGTATGCGCTATATCCTAACCGCTTCTCTCAGGTAGCACGAGGTTCATTCACGTTTCAGAAAACATTCGATATGGGAGATGTCCTATATCTCACGTACTCCAACGGCGGAGTAAGACAAATACTAACGGAAATGCTAGATGAACATAATCGTTTCTTGGAAACGGCTTCAAGCACCTACGTCAAGAGTGGCGGCCAAAAAGGCATACTCGAGATAACGCCACTGGCGCAAGGTCAACCTGATTTTGAGGAGAAATTCGATGTTCTCATGAATAATTATTTCAAAACATATTTTGACGCCAAGAATGCAGTGCTTCCACTGTGGGGCGGAATGAAATATACCTCTCAAACGGCAGGTGAGACCAAGAGAACAGTGTCAGAAGCAACCGACTACATTTCTATGCTAAATGACGCATTGGAAAAAGCGGCGATTGCTTTCAACATTTCCCCGGCTATCGTAAAGGGAAATGTCGAGAACATCAGTGAAGCGTTATCAATGACATTGACATCTGCCGTTGATCCATTCGCCAAGATGTTATCAGACGAGATAACGGCAAAGCGCTATACAAAAGAGCAAGTCCTGCGTGGGTGCTACGCCAAAGTCTGTACTAATAACCTTAAGCACCTTGACGTGCTTGAAATGGCAAATGCAGTTGACAAGCTTATCGCAAGTGGCTTCTACTCAACGAATGAGTTGAGGGAGAAGACAGGTGAGGAAAGAATTCCAGAAGTCTGGGCCGATAAGCACACAAGAACTAAGAACTACGAGACAATCGAAGGAGGTGGAAACAGCAATGAATAGCATTTTTAATCATTTTGAATTCAAAATGGAAGCGGATAAGCCCAAAGAGCTTAACCTATATCTATATTCACAAGTCTGTGGAGGGCTTGCCATTGATTGGGAAAAGGGAAAAGTTGAGGAGAGCAAGACAGGTGCTAAGTATTTCGCCGCCAAGCTTGATGAGTACAAAGATTGTGAACATATCAACCTGTACATCAATTCTCTTGGAGGTCAAATCAAAGAGGGCGTTGCTATTGGAAATATCCTTAAGCGCCATAAAGCCAAAGTTACTTGCTATGTAGACGGCTGGGCATGCTCTATCGCAAGCGTTATCGCTATGGCAGCAGACGAGATCATCATGTATAGCAACAGTATGATGATGATACATCAGGCGTCCTGCTACTGTGAGGGCAATGCTGACGATATGAGAACGGCGGCGGCTGAACTTGACAAGATGACCGATACCGCTATCACTACGTATGCAGAGCGTTGCAACGGCAAGTGTAGCCGTGAGGAAATAAGCGAAATGGTAAAGGTGGGTACTTGGCTGACAGCGGCAGAATGTCTTGAGAAAGGCTTCTGCGATAGCATATCAACCGCAGAGCAGCCCGTTGATATGGCTACAATGCTTAGTGATACAAAGCAGTACACTATGTCAAGCGCCCTCGACAGGGAGAATGTGGACAAACTCATTGAGCTTTATAAGGAGTCCACCGCACAGCAGGCTTTGCCAGCAAAAAAGACCGAAGAAGAAAAAACAAATGCCGCTATGTCGGCTTTTGAAAAGTTCATGAAAATGGAGGTAAAAATGAATGATTAATCTTGACGCAATCAAAGAGCAGAAAGCAGATATCCTTGCTTCACTGTCAACCGCTATCAGAGATAGTGATGACAAGGGCATGGAAACCGCCCTTGATAAGTACGGCAATCTGATTTCAGATGTTATCATGGAGCAGGTGGAGAGCACTGCGGAATCTGTCGATAATCAGATACTCAGCACCAGAGGTGTGAGAATGCTGACCAGTGAGGAAAGAGACTACTACAACGCTGTAATTGAGGCGGGCAAGTCCTCTGACCCCAAGATGGCATTGGCAAACGTTGATAAGACAATGCCAATCACTATAATCGAGTCAGTTCTTGGTGAGATCCCACAGCAGCACCCTCTGCTCAACTTCATCAATTTTCAGGATACCACAGGCATTACAAAGATGTTGGTCAATGATCAGGGCGTTCAGACAGCTAAGTGGGGAGATCTTAACACAGCTATCGACAAGGAACTCTCAGGTGCATTCAAGACCTTTGACGTTGCGCTGAAGAAGCTCACAGCATGGATTCCAGTGTCTAACGATATGCTTGACCTTGGTGCCTCATGGCTGGATAGATATGTCCGTGAGATACTGGCAGAAGCCCTTTGGGTCGGCATGGAAACCGGTGTCGTGTCAGGCGACGGTCTTAACTGTCCTATCGGCATGTGCAAGGACGTATCTAGTAGTGCATCAGTAGTCGGTGGCAAGTATCCTGACCAGAAGACAGTTGCACTCAATGAACTCTCCCCTGAAGCTATTGGTGCTATTGCCGCACAGCTTACCAAGACAGAGGCTGGAAACAACAGGCCGCTTGATAACCTCATCTTTGTGGTCAATCCAAAGACATATCTGACAAAGGTAATGCCTGCGACAACAAATTTCGTTCAGGGAAAATGGGTTAACGATGTTATGCCTATTCCATGCACTATTATCCAGTCATGCGCCGTTCCTGATGACAGAGCTATCTTCGGCCTTGGCAAGCGTTACTTCATGGGTCTTGGTATGGCTAAGGGCGGTAAGCTGGAGTTTGATGACTCATTCAAGTTCCTTGATGACGCAAGGACATATAAGATCAAAACATACGGCAACGGCAAGCCACTCGACAGCAATGCTTTCAGGTATCTGGATATCTCAAAGCTTAAGAGATTTATCCCGACAGTATACACTGTCACACCGTCAGAAACATAAGGAGTTGATATAAATGCAGCAGGCATTATTCGAGGAAGTTAAAAATCAGCTGAACATAACTTGGTCAGACGAAGCTACTGACAGAAAGATAAACAGCATTATAGCACGTGCTATAGGAGTACTTAACGGATATGCAGGTCAGGTGCTGGATATCAACGTTGACGAAAATATCAACGGCGACGCCCAGCTTCTGATCGACTGCTGCAGATATATATATAACGATTGCTTCGAGGACTTTGAAAAAAATTATCACTCTCAGCTCTTCGCTCTGAGAGCAAGATGTCAGATTGAGGAGATGTCAGGAGGAAGCGTATGATAAGTAAGCGGCAGACGTTCAATGACGGCATATGCACTATTGCAACTATCATCAATGCCAATAGCTTGAATATCAAGCAAGCAGGCATAAGATATGACAATCGTACCGTCGGCTCAGAGCGTTTCTATAAAGCCGCTGAGTATCAGCACCGCTGTGATAAGGTGATAAGAATACCACTTATCGCCGAGCCGCAGGCGACTGACATTGTGATAATGAACGGCGACCAGTATAACGTCATTCAAGTTCAGATGATAAAGGACGCTAAGCCGCAGGCTTGGCAGTTATCAATAGAAAAGCGGAAAAAGAGGTTAGAAATCCATGTCAATGAGTCCTGATGAGATGGCTGAGGCTTTACAGCACGCATTTCAGCAAGAAAGTCACCGTGTTAATGAAGCCGCCAAAAGAGCCGTTAAGAAGACCGCAAAGGAAACCCGCAAGGTCGTCCAAGAACACTTCACGTTCAATAACCGCTCCGGCAAGTATGCCAAGGCGCTTACAGTTAGCACCGAATACGAGGACTCTTTCGACATTCGGCAGATAGTGAATTTCAAGAAGAATAAGCAGTATCTTCTCACACACCTGCTGGAGTATGGCCATGCTATGAAGCGTGGTGGCAGAACGCTTCCGTTTAATGCGAAAGCTTATCCGCACATGATTTACGGACAAGAGTATGCCGAAGAAAAATTACCGGAAAACATCAGAAAGGAGATTGAGAAGTCGAAATGACATTGACAGAACTTATATCACTTTCGGGCATTCCTGCGGACAGGATTGCTAAGATAGATTTTCCAGTGGAAACGGAATTGCCGTTCGCAACATGGATAAACAAGACACCTCAGACGATATCTGCAGACGGAAGAACTGTCGCAGTTATCCCACGGATTGCAGTTGAAATATACTGCGAGCCGGAAGATGAAGAAACACATATCCTATTTGAGAACGCCCTTATGGATAAGGGCATATGTTTCTCAGTCGCCGCAGGCTATCTGGGGCAGGATCAGCAAATGGATATGTGGGTATACGAATTCGATCGCAAGGAGGAATATTAATGAAAGGAACAGTGAAAGCCGTTGCCCATGCACTGATTACAGAGTCTACAGATGTCAGTGGTGCGACAACTATCACATATGGAGAACTTAAGTATCATAAGACAAAGCTTTCGGGCACCCGTCAGGTAAGCCTTGACCCGAAGTCATCAAGCAAGGAGATATGGGCTGACGGCGTAGTAGCATTCGCAGGTCAGACTAATCAGGGCTACGAGGGAACTATCACTACCCTTGACCTGTGTGATGATCTTGAAAAAGACTGGTATGGCAATGTCATCGAAGAGAAAAACGGCACACTGGTCGAAGTAGCAAGAACAGGAGAAGCGCCAAAGTTCGGCTTGATCGTACAGTATGAGTCAACATCAGAAGCCGAGGGATACACCGAGGTTTTCCCTTACTGCTATACTACAGATCGCACGAAATTCTCAGTTAAGACAGAGGAAGACAGCGGTATGGACTATGAGTATACAGAGCATAAGATTGCCTGCAAGCCGTCACCGGCTGAGGCTACTGTCAACAACAAGAAAGGACACATTGCACGTTTCCGTATAAAGGGTAACACAGTACTCACAAAGTTTCCTGAGTACACCTACACCCCGGGTGAATGACAATGAGCAATACATTAGTCCTGACTATAGACAGCAGGCAGATAGGCTTCAAGGCTACAGCAGGCCTTTTCTATCGATACAAGGAAGCATTCGGCACGGAGTATCTTGAGGACGTTGTCAAGGTTCATCAGTTCGGTAAGGGTGCCTTTGTTCAACAGGTCGAATACCGCACCCTATGGGTGCTTGCCAAGACTTATGATGATAGTATACCGCCTATTCAGACGTGGCTTGACAGCTTCGCCTATGGTGCATTTCCTGTTGATGATATCTATAATCAGGTTATGCCTATACTGCAGGCAAATATGAAAGTTGACAGAAAAAATCCATAAGCGGCAGTAAAAGCGGAGATGATCGGCCTCTCAAATCGGAGGAGGTCATCTCTCTTGTTATAAACAGGGGTCTTACTGTCGCTGATTTAGACCGCATGACGTATGGTATGGTAGTGAACTATGCCTGCGCCTATGACCGACAGCGATTAATCGCCGCCGGCAAAAAGGTCATTGACCCCGAAATAAAATACGAAGAACTGAAAGCAAACCTGCCTGTTGTGGAAGAACGATATAAGCAGGGAAAAATCAGCAAAGAACGATATGAAAAGTATATTGCGAAAATAAAGGCATGGGAGGGTGAGTAATGGCTAAGTCATCATCAGATGAGAAAATCAAAGGTATGTACGTCAAAATCGGCGGCGATACGTCTGAGTATACTGCCGCCATGAAAGGCCTTAATGCTGACATCAACTCGACTACAAGAAATCTGAACAATGTCAACAAGCTCCTAAAGCTTGACCCATCGAATGTTGAATACACCGCACAGAAGCAGAAACTATTAAGCGAGGCCATTGAAGCCACGAAGACAAAGCTTGATGTTCTTATCAGAAACGAGAAAGATATCAACGAGCAATATAAGAAAGGCGAATTGCCCGTTGAATCGTATCTTAAATATCAAGAAGAGCTTGAAAAGACAAGAAAGAAACTGAATACCCTACGAGATCAGACCAAGACTGCAGATGATAGCACGAAGAAAATGGGCAATGAAGCCAAAGAAACTTCTGACAAAGTAAAAGAACTTGGTACCAAGGCTAAGGAGACATCTGATAAAGCGAAAGATCTTGGTGATAAAACTAAGGACTTAGGCGACAAGACCAAGGACTTGGGGGAAAAAGTCGATAAAACAGGCAGTGTCTTCAAGGACGTTTTCTCTGCTAATCTAGCCGTTGAGGGGCTGAAAGCTATAGCTAATGCCGCCAAGGAAGCGGCGGAAAGTTGTGCACAAGTCGGCATTGACTTCTCCAGCTCAATGTCTAACGTGGCGGCAACAATGGGCATGACCGCAGAGCAGGTCAGCACAGGCGCTGAGGACTATCAGAAACTAGAGAACGCCGCCCGTGAGTGTGGCGAGACAACAAAGTATACCGCTTCGGAGTCTGCTGACGCTCTTAATTATCTTGCCCTTGCGGGATACGACGTAAACAAAGCAGTTGAGACCCTGCCGAAAGTTCTCAATCTTGCCACTGCTTCAGGCATGGACCTTGCGTCCTGCACTGACATGGTAACGGATACTATGTCAGCACTACAGTTGCAGACGAGTGACCTTGACGGCTATATGGACATGATGGCAAAAACAGCCCAAAAATCTAACACCACAGTTGCTATGCTTGGTGAGGGCATTCTCCAGTGTGCCGGCACGGTCAAATCCACAGGGCAGGACGTTGATACAATGTGCACCTCTCTTGGAATACTGGCGAACAACGGTATCAAGGGTGCAGAGGGCGGCACACATCTCAGAAATATGCTTTTGTCGTTAACATCACCGACAGACGTTGCTTCCGCTAAGTTGAAAGAACTGGGCGTGAGCGTGGCTGACAGTGAGGGAAATATCAGAGATATCAACGATATTTTCGGAGACCTTAACGCCAAGCTTTCCAAGCTCTCAGATGACCAGAAGACCAAGGCGCTTAGCGATATCTTCAATAAGACAGACTTATCGTCCGTTAATGCCATGCTTCAAGGCATGAGCGGGTCTTTCGATGACCTGAAAGCTCAGGTAGATAACGCTGACGGAGCGTGTCAGACAATGGCTGACACCATGAATAACAATCTTAAGGGCAAACTGGCTATAATGGACTCTTCCCTTGAATCCCTTGGCATAACTATTTTTGATAAGTTCAGTGCCCCGCTCGAGGACGCCGCCGAAAAAGGCTCAGAGCTTTTCAGTGAACTTACCAAGGATATCAAAGATGGAGACCTCAGTGACGAATTCGATGATATGGGCAATGCCCTTGGAGATTTAGTCGAAACAGGCGCCAAGTTTGCCAAAGGCTCTTTGCCAATCCTCATCGACGGCATAAAGTTCTTCTGCGAGCATTCTAACCTTGTTATCGGAGGATTGACAGGAATAACGTCGGCAATGGTATCAAAAAAAGCCATAAATAACGTTTCAGACCTCGTAAAGTCATTCAAGAGCCTTACAGGTGCAACAAAAGCAACTGAAACCGCCCAGCAGGCTTTAAATGCAACTCAAAAAGCGTCGCCGGTAGGAGCAATTGCAGCTATTATAGGTACGGTAGTTGGCGGTATTGTGTCTTATGCAACTTCGGTTGATGACGCCGCTGATTCAACAAAAGTCCTCAATGACGAAGAGCAGGCGTTAGTCGACAGCACGAATGAACTGACAGACTCCATGAAGAAAGCCGCAGATCAGAGAGAAGAAGCCAAGACAGATATAGAAGCCGAGTATAGCAGCTATAGAAGTCTTGCAGATAGAATTTTTGAGCTTTCTGACGCTGAGAGTCTATCCAATGATGAGAAGTCAGAAATGAAAGCCCTTGTGGGCCAACTGAACAGCGCAATGCCTGACCTTAATCTTCAGATTGACGATCAGACAGGCAAGCTTCTTAACAATAAAGACGCCGTCTATGAGTACATAGAATCGAAAAAAGAACAGCTTCTTGTCGAAGCCGCTCAGAAAGATATGGTCGCTATATCAGAAGACCTTTATAAAGCTGAGAAAAATCAGAAAGAACTTGAAGAAGAAATAGCCGAAAAGAAAAAAGAAATGATCCCTATTCAAGAGAAGATGAATAAGCTCAACGCAGATTGGGCGAACGTTGCTGATGAAAGTCAGTACTGGGATCTACAGGAGCAGTATGACAAGCTTGACAAGTCAGTAAACGAGCTTCAGAAGTCATATAAGTCCGCAGGCGGAGAGATTGAGAAGCTGAATGCAGACTATGCTGACGCCTCCAAGTACGTTTCTGAGCATTCTTCTGCTCTCGAAGACAATTCAAAGGCCGTAGAGGACAACGCAAAGAAGGTCGATACGATCTATAACCGCACTGTCATGTATAAAGACGGCTTACACAAGGTATCACAAGAAACTGTTGACGCAATAGTTGAGATGAATAAGAGCTATGACGAAGCCGTCCAGAAACGAACGGAAGAATTGCAAAACAATCTTAACCTCTTCGACGAATTCAACGGCGGTGCTGAGATATCCGCAGAACAGCTTATGCAGAATTTGGAATCTAATCTTGACGGCATGGCAAGCTGGTCTGATGATATCAAGACGCTTGCAGACAGAGGCGTGAATAAAGGTCTTATTAAGACCTTGCAGGAAGCAGGTCCGCAGTCTGCAAGCAAGATAAAGGCGTTACTTTCCATGTCACAGCCTGAGTTGAAAAAGTACAATGATATGTGGGAAGAGTACATGGGTAACTGCAAGACGATAGCAACATCAGAATTCGACGAGCTCAGGCAGCAGTATGATAAAACCATAAAGACGCTTTTAAAGCGTGATCAAATAAGCCAGATATCAGATGTATGGGAGCAGACGGGTGCGGCAATGATGTTAGGTATGCAGCAAGGCATACTGTCTGCACAGCAGTCCGTCATTAATACCGCAACAAGTGGAGCAAACGCAGTGCTTGCAGCGGTCAAGGGGGTATATGATATACACTCCCCTTCAAAGGCATTTGAAAATATATCGAAAATGAATGCGCAGGGTGAGATCCAAGGCTGGAAGTCATCAGAGGACGATATCATCAAAGCCTATACCAATACTGGTGACAAGATACTGTCAGAGAATATGCGAAATACATACAGCGATACGAATAGGGTCGCAAGGTCAGTATATAATGGATCATATGCCCACAGTATCACGCAGAAAGCAGCAACAAGCGCCACAGAGAACACGCAGGTCGTCCCAACAGTCAGACAAATGCCCGAGACTATTCATAACGTGATAGTTTTCCCAAATGGGAAAGTGATTGCAGAGGAAACAGTTCCATTTATAGATGTAATGCTTGGCGAAAGAGCTGCGAGAAAGAAAAGAGGTAGTGCAGTATGACACGACAAATCAGATTTAATGGCAAAAAGTCGTATGAGGATTTTAAAATCAGAATAATCAGTGCAACAGTTGCAGAGCCGAAGAAGCGTGAGATCAAAGTGACTGTACCTTATCGCAACGGCAGTATTGACCTGTCTGACTATGACGGCAATTTTTATTTTGACGACACCGAAGTATCATACAAGATGTTCGTATCTGATACAGAACCTGTCACACTGCTCCGCAGGATTGAGAAGATCAAGAGCTGGTTATGCGAAGCTCCACAGCAGAATATTTATGACAACTATTTCGAGAACTATCATTTTGTCGGCAAGTGTAGAACTGTTGAGACCAGCCTTGGTGAAGATGACATAACAGCTACTCTCGAGGTCACTTTCGATGTAGCACCATATAAGGTCTCTGACGACTTTGCAGACACAGCTTGGGATACATTTGCATTTGATGATGATTGCCTCAATCAGACACATCTCTCCTGCATAGCACACAAAGACGGCTATCATTCCCAGCCGGGGGTACTGTACTTCTATTCTTATGCCGAAGATGACATAGTTCCGAGCTTAAGGTATCACAAGAGTGCTGACGATAAGGACAAGCGAGGATTGACAATGCTTGATCTCAACGGTCATACCCTCACAGAAAACCTATACAAAGAAACTGAATCAACGTTTAGAATGCAAAATTTCGTCGTCAAACCCGGCACAAATGTCTTAGCTCTATACGGATCTGGTTCACTTGAAATCGAACTGGTGGAGGAAATACTATGTTAGTTACACTCGATGATGCAAAGACGCTTCACGAAACTGGTTCTGTCAGAACCAACAAGCTGACAGGAACCATTGTCAAAGAAATAAACGCTATTGACACATTTACGTTCAACATATATCCCGACAACAGCTGCTACTCCGATCTAAAGGAACTGACATCGTTAATAAAGGTTTACGACGACAAGGAAGATCTGATATTCGATGGCAGAGTACTGACGATATCACCATACATGACCGATAGTGGCGAGATTGGCAAGCAAGTTGTCTGCGAGGGCGGTTTGTGTTTTCTGAAAGATAGTGTACCAATTATCAAACAGCTAAAGTGCACCATAAGAACGTATATAGCCACACTACTTTCAGCACACAATAAATCTGTTGAAAGCTACAAGCAGATACATATTGGCAATATTAACTGTTCGCAAGCACAGCACATCTTTAATCCAGGATATGAAGACACGTTCTCAGAACTGACGAAAAACCTGATTTCCGGCGAAGATATCAGAGGTGAAATGAGGGTGCGCATCGATAAAGGCATTAGATTTTTCGATTTCACAGCAAACGAATTTTCAGAAGTCAGCAATAAAACAATACAACTAGGAAGGAATATGCGATCTATCACGCAGGCGATTGACCCAAGTGAGATCATCACAAGGCTGTATCCGCTAGGTGCTGTCATCAACGATGATACGGGCGAACGTGTGACGCTTTCGGGAGTAACGAAGTATATCGACAACGACCAGCTGATAGAGCGGTACGGAGTACACGCTGGAACTATGATATTCGACAATATCACCACTCCAGGCGTATTGTCTCAAGCAGGCAGAGTATGTGCCGGAGCACTAAAAGCAGCAAAAGTTCAGTATGAGGTATCGGCTATTGACATTGATGAGAAGCTGGACGGATTTGCAGTTGGCTGCAAGTATCGCATAGTCAATAGCTACCTTGGCATCGACGAGGTATTGAGGTGCATCGGCACCAGTATCGACATCAATGACAGATCGCAGAATGTGCTGACATTTGGCGACAAAATCGACACGATTAGTGGAATGACATCAAGAAAATAGGAGAAATAATTATGGCAAAAGCAATTGATATCAGCTTAGAGATCACACAGGTGGCAGAAGCATATACAGGTCGAGACGTCCGACAGGCTATTGTCGATGCATTGACCGCTGCACAGAATGCAATCAATGAGATGAATATGCCAGCAGGATCTCAGACCTTTATTGTACCGTCAGAGACGACACTGGCCACAACGACTTTGAATCTGCCGTTCACACCGACTCAGAACACGCAGATCATCTGTAGTCTGCGGGAGGTGTCGGCACCAAAAGTGAGAAGGCTATGTGTAGAAACATTTTTCACAAGCAACAATTTGATAGTAGCGCTGACGAACGCAGAAAGTGCAAGTGCTACCGTTCCACAGGGTGAATACATTATTGACTGGATCGTAACAAAGCCATAGAAAGGAGGAATATCAATGCACATAAAAATCAACGAAGACTACAATGTAGTCGTGAACACAGCCCTGCTGGGCTACGTCGGCGAAACAAATGCTAGACCCGTGTCTGTCGAGGGCATGGAGATAGACGGTGCAGACCGCTATGTACTGACTATCGACTACGGCAACGGCACTGTCTACGAGGTCGATATCACAGACGGCACATGGACGCCTACTGCTGATATCTTGCAGTCAGCGCAGACAGTCAGCTGTCAGATATGTGCTAAAAAACTGTCAGGGCAGGAATATATCCTGGTTAAAAAATCACGCATTTTCCGTCTGAGAATAGGTGCGGCAATCGGTGATACAGCTATCCCGTCACCTGATGTGGCTATGGACGCACTGGACCGCATAGATGCCATAGGCAGACAGGCGCACGCAGATATGCAGACAGCCGTCACCGCCGCAGAAACAGCGACAACAGCGGCTGAGAACGCAAAAAAATCTGCCACATCCGCAGAGAAATCAGCCGACACGGCAACGCAGGCGGCAAGCCGTGCAGAAACCGCAAAGACAGAGGCTGAAACGTCCGCTACACAGGCAGAAACTGCAAGGCAGGGTGCAGAAACCGCACGTCAGCAGGCGGTCACAGCGCAGAACGCCGCCAAGATATCCGCAGCGCAGGCATCAACGGCAGCACAGCAGACCGAAGCTGACAAGACAATAACGGCAGGTTATGCAAAGACCGCAAAGACCTGCGCTGACAACACTGCGGCAGACAGACAGGCGGTGCAGACGTTGGCAGAACAGGTGACAGCGGATAAGGCTACAGTGGCAGACAATGCCGCTAAGGTTGCAGAGGACAGAACAGCCGCTGAAACCGCTGCACAGACAGCACGATCCATAGCTGATAGTTTACCTGAAGACTATGTTACGGCAGTTGCAAAGATTGCCAAGAATACGGCTGAGATAGGACGTGTGAAGCTGACCGACAAGGAACTGCAACGTAGGGTAAATGCGTTATACGATATGGGCAATGGTGTGACACACCAGTTTGAAACGGATACAGATACGGCATACGCCAAGACTATCCCTGCAGGTAGCAAGCTGATGAGCGTGAAGTCGGTTGGCGGTCATTCTGAGGTCATTGACGGGGAAATTGTTAGTGCTGGGGTGACAGAGGTTGTTGAGCAGGGACGAAATTTGTTTGATGTTGAAAAATGTGCAGCATTAGGTCTGTATTACGGTTTTGAAATTGACACAAATAAAACACTACAAATAGCCCTGAAAGACGGAAAAACGTGTCCGACAAATGTGTCGTTTGGAATTGCGTATATTCGTGGCAACACGATGGCAAACTGGCTGATAACATCGCAGGGTTTAGTAGAGACTAAAACAGATTCTAGTAAAATGACCGATTCAACACAAATTATGGTGGTTTGTTATCCAGGCAACAAAGAAACCATGCAATCAATAGCTGACGCATTTGATATAATGCTTGTGGACGGTATATACAAACCAGATACCATGCCAGCCTATGCCCCCTTCCACCGCAACGAGTACCCAATCCCCGACGCTATCAAGGCACTGCCTGGCTACGGCTGGTCGGCAGGAACGGCGCGAAACTATATTGATTATGAGAATAAACGATATGTTCAGTGCGTTGGTAAATACACGTTTACAGGCAATGAGGATTGGGTTGCAAGCGGAGATAATCAGTATTATGCAGTGCTGAAAACGCCAGCCACTAAGGTTTTCGACATGAACACTAAATCGAATTGTCTAATGGCTACTATACCGACAGAAACTGTAAATAGTGTATATGGCGGTACAAAAACAGGTTTAGGCATTAATTTTCTGAACAACGTTTCCTACGCATATATCAGTGCAGATGATTATAACAATCGTGTCAGCAAGATAAATGGACAAGATATGTATTACGAACTAGCGAACCCTATCGTAACCGATATTTCAAACCTGACTGATGATGAGTTTCTGCGAAATATCGAGGTTGAAGCAGGCGGTTCAATCACGTTCAAAAACAGCAATGGCGACAGTTATCGCATACCTGTGCCAAGCGAAGAAGAATACATCGTGAAACTATCAGAAGTAGGAGGTAGCGTATGACGGATTTACAGAGAAAAATGGCTGACAAGCTTGGTCTATCCACAGAAGACTTTCAGCCGAAGAAAGCCACAAAGGTGGACGAGCTAGAAGCACAGGTGCTATATACCGCGCTAATGACCGACACTTTGATTGAGGAGGGTGACGACAATGTATAGGAAAGTCAAACGTTTGTACGATTTAGGGTTGTACACAGCCGAGCAGGTCAAGGATTTTGCCGACAGGGGAAAATCACAGCTGAGGAATATACAACAATCACAGGACAAACATATGAAAAGGAGAAGCAGTAATGAAAGAAAACACAGCAAAAATCATCATATCAGCGATAGCCGCAGGGCTGTCAGCGTATTTCCGTGTTATGGCGATACCTATAGTCATTCTGGTACTTGTGATGATCATTGACTACATTACAGGAATGTGGAAAGCATGGAATAGGGGCGAACTTTCAAGCCGTGTCGGTCTTAAAGGGCTTTTCAAAAAGGTCGGCTACATATTTGTGGTGGCGGTGTCAGGCGTGCTTGATTGGCTCTTTATCTCAGGACTTTCACAGATAGGCATTGAGGTAAACGTCAGCTTTTACTTCGGTCTTATCGTAACGATATGGTTTATCATCAATGAATGTATTTCTATTTTGGAAAATCTTGCGGTGATAGGTATACCACTGCCGTCATTCTTGGTGAAGATAGTACACAAGCTTAAAATCACAGTTGAAAACAAAACAAACGAAAGCGAGGAATAGAAAATGACATATGATGAATTTATCAAGAAGCACAATGGTGTAGCGATTAACTATGACGGCGCAGCAGGCAAACAGTGTGTAGACCTTGCAACGGCATATTTCAACGAGGTCTTCGGATCAGGTATCAAGAATTTCTGGTATGACGCACACCATTTTTGGGATTTATTCGATAAGAACACTTGGCTGAAAGCAAATTTCACAAAGGTAAA